CAACCGTTTCGATGATGAAACCAAGGAGTCTTTCCTTGAACTGTACAGCAAGATTGATGCTAAGATTGAACTTGATGAGTCCGAATTGCTGAAAGACTGATGCTGTATCGCACAAAGATCCTTGATGGGGAGGGCATTCAACATGCCCTCTCTTATGGTCGTCCTGGTCAAAATAAAGTAGAGACCTGGAACAAACAATGCTCTGAGATTAAAGGGTGGGGAATGGACTACGGTGCATTCTATGCTGAGTGGTTAGACCAAGAGATTGACAAGTCTGACCATGAAGCAATTACCCTTTCCAATGCTAGAACAGGGTTTACATATAAAGAATACTCTAAACTTGATAGTTATGATTGGCATTCTGATGAGGTTACAAGCAGTGACGGTCTACGATTGGATGTATCTACTACTCTATTCTTGTCTGAACCAGATGAATATGAGGGTGGCGAACTAGACTTGCGTTTTGGCGACTTTTGTATTAGTATTAAGTTGCCAGCGGGTTATGCCTGCATGTATCCCACGGGTGTCATTCACAGAGTCAAACCTGTACGCTCTGGCATCCGTAAGGTGATCCACTGGTGGGATCAGTCCAATGTTCAGAACCCATTCGTCCGTGATTCAATCATCAATCTGTCGGGTGGAACTAACACTGATCTCTATACGTCGCAACTAGAACGGTTCTGTTGATTATGAACAAATACAATGAAGAGGAGACCATTTCGGAACTCCGAGAATATATTATCTCCACATACAACCAGCACTATTCTGCTGGTCCAGACAGCATTCAGACTCTTGATCTGATTGATGCATGTGGTGATGGTGAAGCGTTCTGTCGTAGCAACATCTTGAAGTATGCATCTCGCTACGATCGGAAAGGAACTGCACGTCGTGATATCATGAAGGTGCTACACTATGCCGTGTTGTTGATGCACTTCAACAACAAATCCAATACTATTGAAGAATACCCTAATCGATGACTTGTATGAAAATCACTGAAAATGAGAACGAAGTTCTGAACATTTTCAAGAACATTAACCCTAGTATCCTGTTCAAACCAGGCAAACGGGTGTCTACTATCTCCAATAACAAGAACATCATGGGTGTTGTTGAATTTGGTAAGTTGGATATGCCTGTCAAGGCACCTATCTATGACCTGTATGTGTTCTTGAACACGATGTCTATCGTGTCTGGCGGTGAACCTGATCGTACTGACATTGATTTCCAAGAGAACCTGGTTAACATCAGGTCTGGACGTAGTAAGATGAAGTATTACTATGCCAACGAGAGCATGATCACTGCTCCACCTGACAACATCGCCAACCTGGGCGAACCTATTCAGCGTGTGACCATTGACTATGCTGACTTCACCAAGATGTTTGCTGCTGCTCAGACGTATAGTCTGCCTGACATCTGCTTCACTGCACATGAAGGTAAACTGAATGCCATCGTGACTGACAAACGCAACTCTGCTAGCAATGTCTTCACTGTTGACCTTGGTGAATCTGAGAAAGAGTTCTGCTTCTGTGTCAAGACTGAGAATCTTCGCATCGTGAACAGCAGTGGTCGTGTGTCGAATGTTGTAGCATCATACGATGTGTCGCTTTATTCTCAGAAGGTTGCTAAACTGACAGCAAACATCAAGAAAGGTGCAGAAGATGACGTTCGTTCACTTGACTTGTTTGTTGCCTTGGAACCTGATTCTGAATACTAATGAACATCTTTGTCACCAGTCCTGATCCTTGGGAGTGCGCTCGTGTGCTCCCCGACAAACACATCGTAAAGATGCCCTTGGAGACATGTCAAATGCTTTCCATTGTTGCATCCGAGAAGTGGGGTCATGGGTTCGGTGACATTTTGCGTGCTGATGGTAAACCTTACAGCACAGAGAAGGGTGCCTTTCGCAACCACCCCTGCACTGTGTGGGCAAACTCTTTTGTCAACAACTGGCAGTGGTTACTTGCTCATGGTTTTGCTTTATGCGAAGAGTATTCTCTACGCTACGGCAAGGTCCACACCTGCCACAAGACCCTTCTAGGTGCCAAGAAGATCCTTCCTAACGCAGACCCCACAGGACGCTCTGGTAAGGGTCCTACACCCTTTGTACGTGCTATGCCAGACATCTACAAGCACGATACACGCATCTCTACCTTCGATGCGTACAAGATCTACATCGCTAGCAAACCATGGGTGAGAGACAACTACCTGAGAATCCCAGATCGAAGACCGCATTGGGTCTAATACCGTTCAGTCTCTGCATTATCAGCACACTTTGTGTTATAGTGGCAGGGTACTTCCACGGTCACATGAATATCGGTGCCGTGTGGCACAATTTGCACAACTTTAATTGATTATGAATGAGTTTCTTTGGGTAGAAAAGTATCGCCCCGAGACTGTTGATGAGTGTATTCTTCCTGATAACACCAAGGAAATGTTCAAGGGGTTCCTAGAACAGGGTGAGATCCCTAATCTTCTCCTTGCAGGACCTGCTGGTATCGGTAAGACCACTATTGCCAAAGCATTGTGCAAAGAACTTGATGCTGACTACTATGTCATCAACGGTTCTGATGAAGGACGTTTCCTGGACACCGTGAGGAACCAGGCAAAGTCTTTTGCTAGCACTGTGTCTCTTGCCTCTACGGCAAAGCACAAGGTAATCATCATCGATGAGGCAGATAACACTACTCCTGATGTTCAGATGCTCCTCCGAGCGAACATTGAGGAGTTTCAAAATGTTTGTAGGTTTATCTTCACCTGTAACTACAAGAACAGGATCATTGAACCTATCCACTCTCGCTGTTCTGTTGTAGATTTTCACGTCAAAGGCAGAGAAAAGCAGCAACTAGCAACAACATTCTTCAAGCGAGTACACAAGATTCTTGCAACCGAAGGCATCGACTTTGAAATGAAAGTTGTTGCAGAAGTTGTACAGAAACATTTCCCTGACTTCCGTCGCACCCTAAATGAATTACAGAAGTATGCTTCTAAGGGGAAGATCGATGTTGGGATTCTCGGTAATACTGGCGACGTTGCTATTGATGACTTGGTTAAATACCTCAAAGGGAGGGAATTCACGCAAGTGAAGAAGTGGGTCGTTGCTAATCTAGACAACGAACCACAACTGATCATGAGAAAGATCTACGACTCGCTGTATACACACCTGACACCTAAGACTATCCCTGAGGCAGTCTTGATCATTGCAGAGTATCAGTACAAGTCTAACTTTGTCATGGATCAAGAGATCAATCTTCTTGCATTCCTGACCGAAATGATGATTCGATGTGAATTCCAATGATGAAGAAGCACGGGTTATTCCCGACTGATATATACGAGTTTAATCTCGACGAAGAAGACATGTGGATGTCAGATCAAGCACTTGATTTCATCAAGACCTTGGAGATGTCTATGTACAACTACCCTGCTGGTGTTAGAACCAGTCGTGGAGACATACATAAAGAGGAACCGATGCTCCCGCTGATTGGATTCTTCCATGACTGTCTGGAATACATGCGTTGTGATCTTGCATTGCAAGTTGAAGAACTTAAAATCTCTCTTTCTTGGGCGAACTGGGCACCTGGTAAGTCAGGCGCTGGTCATCCTCTTCATCGTCATCCTTATTCTTATCTCTCTGGTGTATACTACTTCACCGAAGGAAGTAGGACTGTCTTTCAAGACCCTGTTGATATCCGTAATCTTGATACCTTGGAGATCATTAGGGATCACTTCGACGGACCCTATGAAAAGTTTGAGGCAGAACCTGGTAAACTTCTTATCTTCCCTGGATGGTTGAGACATTTCAGTGAACCTCAGGCGAGAGAAGATGATCGATTTACGATGTCTTTCAACGCACTACCACATGGTGCAGTCAATGCTGGACCACAAGGTGTACCTATGGCAAGAATCAATGTATTATGAAGTTATTGAAGACCCCACTACGATACCCAGGTGGTAAGTCACGAGCAGCAAAGATGCTGTATGACTGGTTCCCTGCTGGTATCGAAGAGTTTCGTGAACCATTCCTAGGTGGTGCCTCTATGGCACTCCTCTTCACACAAAAACACCCTGACGTTCCTGTCTGGGTAAATGATAAGTATTACTATCTCTATAATTTTTGGGTAACACTCCAAGAACATGGGGATGATTTGTCTGATGTATGTTATGCAACTAAGCAAGAGCACCCAACTCCTGACTCCGCTAAGGAGTTATTCATTAGGAGTAAGGAAGAGATTTCCTCCGCCGATCCTTTTCGCCAAGCTGTTCTATTTTGGGTTCTTAATAAGTGTTCTTACAGCGGGTTGACTGAGAACTCTGCGTTCTCTCAGTCAGCATCACAGCAGAACTTTACCCTTCGTGGTGCTTCTAAGTTGAAGCACTACAAAGATCTTATTTCTCACTGGGAAATCACTAATCTGGACTACGAAGAGGTCATGCAACCTGATAACGATAATACTTTTTGCTTCCTTGATCCTCCATACAAGATTGGTAGTTATCTCTATGGCACTAATGCTGAGATGCACAAGGATTTTGACCACAATCGCTTCGCAGAAGTGTGCAAGAAGTGTCCAAATGACTGGATGGTGACCTATAATGTAGATGAAGAGATCGAAAAGATGTTCGGTGACTATCACCAACGCTATTTCTCCATCACATATGGTATGCAGCACCGTGAGAACAACAAGAAGTCAGAACTTCTGATCAGCAACTACGACGTAAACCCACCTTCTACCCTGGAATCAGCACTCTATGGACAAAAAGTTTGATTATCAACTGAAAGACTACCTCAACGATATCAATTTGAAGGCAGGTAACTTCACTGATGATGCTGATGCCATGAAGAAGTATCCTGCATACGTCATCAACAAGTGTATGTCACATCACGTTGACACTGTGTTGTATGCCAACGAGATGAATCGCTTCTTCACTCTTGACAATGACCTTCAATATCAATTCTATATACATAGTATCAGGAAATCCAAGAGATTTGCTCCTTGGGATAAACAACAGACTGATAATGATCTAGAACGTGTTAAACAGTTCTACGGATATAGCACTGACAAAGCACGAGATGCATTGAAACTGCTAAACAAGGGTCAACTTGAAGTCATCAAATCTAAACTAAAAGTTGGAGGAAAAAATGAGTGAAGAGATCTCGTGGTCTCAGGATATGATGTTAGAAGTTGCATTGAAGGAACCTGATGACTTCCTGAAAGTGCGTGAGACCCTAACCCGAATTGGTGTTGCTTCTAGAAAGGATCGTAAACTGTACCAGTCTTGCCATATTCTTCATAAAAAAGGCAAGTATTATATTGTACACTTCAAAGAATTGTTTGCCCTTGATGGCAAACCTGCTAACATTACAAAGAACGATGTTGAACGTCGTAATCGCATCGCAAAACTTCTGTTTGATTGGGGTCTAGTAGACTTCCATGCAGAAGATCTCGTTGATGTTGCACCGCTGAATCAAATTAAAGTTCTGTCTTACAAAGATAAGTCAGAGTGGACACTTGAATCTAAGTACAACATCGGGAAGAAGAAAGTTACTTCCGAAACCTGATATGTATGACCAAATGGATTGTTATGATAAGGCGATCCAACTCTTTGGAACAAGAGTTGGCATGATTTGTGCTATGGAAATGGCACAGAAACTTGATGCAGAGACCGCCTATTCAAACATCAAGTACGAACTGAACGAATTGAAGAAAGTTCGTAAGAAATGGAACAAAAAACAGAACAAAGACAAATGTGAGGACTGTTAATGAAATTCTTGGGATTACGTCTTGACGACCATGATTCCAATATCACTTACACTAATGGAAAAACAGTACGATATTGTGCCACCGAACGTAAGTACGGTATTAAACATCATGGATTTGACAACGCATGGCAATGGGAAGACATCCTGAATGGTTGGGGTGTCAAAGTCGATGACCTCGACGCCATTGCTATGATCACTGACCAGATAGAGTTTGCTGAGGGCGAAAACTATCGGGAATTGGACATGGGTTTTCCTTGTAGAACCTTTGCTGTTGATCATCACTGGGCACATGTTCTGAGTCTTTGGCCACTTGGTGACATTCCATTCACTAACTTCGTCTTCGATGGGTTTGGTAACAACGACCGCGCACATTCTCTCTATGTGGGTGGTAAATTGCAGTATACACACGATGTAAACAAGTCTGGATCTATTGGTGTCTGCATGGCAGCAGTGGGTCGCAAACTTGGTTTGACTGGTGATGATTGGGGACTCGATCTAGCAGGTAAAGTCATGGGATTACAGTCCTATGGGATGCTAGACGAGTCCTATTATGAGAAAATTGACATGTATCCCCTCAGTCAGATCCGTGGGATCTGGAACTATGACTCATGGCATAGGAAATGGGACAATGATTTTGACATCAACTGGTTGAGAACAGTACATGAGGTCACTGGTGACAAACTTGCCGAGTATATTGGCAGTGAATACCCATGCGATGAACCTGTTGGTTACTCTGGTGGTGTAGCACAGAACTGTGTGTTCAATGGGAAGATCCATAGGACTGGTCAGAAGGTCATGATACCCCCTCATGCTAATGATTGTGGTCTTTCACTGGGTGCTGTTGAGTTCTTGCGTCAACACTTCCATGAAGAGGCGTTCAGTAAAAAAGGATTCCCCTTCTGGCAGGACGATGAGAGCGTAGAAGAACCTGATGACCATACTATTGACCAGGCAGCGATAGCACTAGCAGATGGTCACATCGTTGCATGGTATCAGGGACGCGGTGAGGTTGGTCCTCGTGCCCTTGGACACCGTTCTATCCTCATGAATGCCCGTAACAGTAGGGCAAAGGACTATATCAACAATAGAGTCAAACATCGTGAGCATTTCAGACCATTTGGTGCTGCTGTGCTCAAAGAAGATTGCAACAAGTTCTTTGACTTTGATGGTGATGCACCTTACATGAACATCTCCGTTGATGTTAAGGACACAGAACTCACATCTGTCACCCATGTAGATGGATCCTGTCGCATTCAGACAGTAGAGGGTGACGATTGCTTTGCACGTTTGATGCAGAGGTATAAAGAACTGACAGGTGACAGTGTTTTGCTCAATACATCACTGAATTTGGGTGGCAAACCTATTGCTTCTAAGAAATGGGAAGCAAAGGAATTGTTCTCTAAGAAGGGTATCAATGATCTGTTTATTGGAAACGATCACTTGTCTAAATAGAGTTGCCTAACCAATAGAAATATGTCTGAGACTCCTCACAATGAGGAGACCAAACCCGTAAAAGTGAAAAAGCAACAAGAAAAGTATGAATGGCATGATGAGGGAGTAGCAACTCTCGTACGTTTGATTATCCTCGGGTGGTCTGCCGCAATTCTTACGATCAATTACTTGCAAGTCCCTGGACTCGCTAAGACTAATATCGATCCCACTTTTATAGCCAGCGTTTTTACTGGGACGTTAGCTACGTTCGGGGTTGCTACGGCAAAATCTAATAACGGTAACAGCAAAAAAGACGAACCTCCTAAGTAATCATGCAAAAAGTAATTAACGCACTCGCAGTTATTTCTTTCGTAGGTACTACTAGCATCATTGGTGCTGGTACTGTGCTCTATTTACAGAGAGATAGCATTGTTGAAGGTCTGAAAGAGAAAGCAGCAGGTCTTGTGACCACTGCCGTGATGGAAGCACTTCCTCTTGCGCTTGATGGTGGCATCCCAGAGATCCCAGAAGCGACTGGTGGAGCAGTTCCTCTTCCTGTTGTGCCGTTCTAAATCATGCCGATCCCTGAGATTAAAATTACAGGGACTCAGATCAGTGAGATTAAAATCCCCGATGTAATGCAGCAGTTACCTCAGGTTCCCACTGCAATACCTGTGTACCCACCTGTCACATCGACGGTGGGTGTTCCTATTATTAACATTCCTGGATGCGTAGAGGCACACGAACAGAACTCCTCTAAGGAGAAGAGTGGTGTGCTATCAGATGACGATCCTAAGGGTGTGGTTACCTACTGTGATGCAGGTATACCAGCATTTAACCCTATTGATTACAACAAAGATAAGTTAAAGTTTGAATACGAAGCACCTATTCCTAAGGTTAGACCACCAGAAACACCTGATGTAGAGACACCTGAGGTCCCTAAGAATACTGTTCCTAAGGACAAGTATGAATGTCCTGGTCCTAATGCACCAAGGATAGGTGATGTAGCACAAAACCAAAAAGAAAGGGTCTCTGGTTATGAGACCCGTATTATTAACAATGAACAGGTCTGTGTGACCTTGTATGAGGATATACCACTAACTTCTCAGTACCTTCCAGCACCTCAGGTGGTCGCTACTACCGCTGCTATTGCTGCTGTTGCAACGACTTCCGCACTGCTCGCAAAACCGCTTGCCGATCTTCTTCTGAAAATTGTGAAACCTGCTGTGAAGAAGGGGATTGCTGCTGCGAAGAAGAAGATTCTTGGGAAGGAACCCCCTCGCCTGAATGTAAGGGACCGCCGAGATGAGCAGCGTCAGAGGAGTCATGCCCTGAGGACTTTTCGGAAGATGATGGGACGGAAATAGTATGAGCGTGTTGCTTTAATGCAGTCACGTTTGTTACTTGCACATCAGCACAGATCTTTGCATATTCTGTACCTGGAACGAAGCGAATTCCCTCCTTCATTAACTGTCCGCAATTTTTTAATCTCGCGATCTCAAAGTCGAGCCTCTTATTGGCAGTTAGTTGCTGCATCATTTCGATGTTTGCTGCTGCTGCCTGCTTACATTGGTCTTGCAACTTCTTATCTAATGGTCTAGACCATGTTGCACTGACACCAATAGACAAGTTGTAGTTATCTTTCTGTCCTGTACGTGTCGGTTGCATGAATAATATGGCACCAGGATTGTCTGGCGCACCATCTTCATCTAGGTCACGCATATCATATACAGGTGTGTCATACCAATCCTCGTATGGTTTCTGAGCACTCGCTGCACCAGTTATGTATGGGGTTATGTTCATCGTAGGACCTTGACACTGGATCCCATTCCCATAAGTGTTTGTTATATAAGGACCTTGCAAAACCTGAATGGCTTGGTTGGTCACTGAGCCCGAACTGTTCGCCACGGGCGCTGCTGTTGCAGAGACACCACCCACAGTCTCTGCTCTCACAGGTACTGGGGTCATGCCAAATAAAAGACATGCTATTGTTGGAAGATACTTGTAGTGTCGGTTACGCTTGTAACCTCGGTGGTTCTGTTTATAATCGTGTGATTGCTTAAACCAGGTCCCTGGTAGGTTTCTGTGAACTGAAACGCTCCTCCTGGGGTTGTCTGTGTGAACTGTGGTTTGCTTGTTATGCCTGTCCATGTTGAAGTCACGCCATCAATAGTTACATTGTTTGTTCCTGTACCTGGGGACAGGTTCCCATTTGCAGTAACACCAGTACCCGTCGCCGAGTATTGATATCCTGTGTTATAGTCCATCGAGTTGATTGTCTCAGTGATCTTACTTGTAGTCTCAGTGTGGCTCGTCATCGAGCCCTGAGTGAAGTTCGGGACCACTGGCACTGCATTCGCAGGGGAGTACGTAGACAGGATACCCGTCAGTACGCTTAGTACCGCCACAGGTATCACATATTTGCCAGTCCCACGGTGGTGGGTCCTGTCCTGTATACTCCCAAGTACACCAGTCATCTAGATTTACCTTGAATCGTTTTCTAGGCAATTACCGTACGGTAATCTCGGTCACGAATTGACCTGTCGCCGTAGTACCAGCTCCACCAGCAGTCAACTCGACAGCACCACCAGTATTGATGGTTCCAGCAAGGTCACCTGCTGATCCCGCCGCTGTACTGGTCTGGATACCGAAGTTGCTGACAGCACCTACGGTAGGAGCACTGGCGTGTGCGTCACCTTGGTTAAAGGATTCACTAAACGAGAAACTCGTGGCGTTAGTGGTAACGTCATACGACCCTTGGATCTGAGTTGCAGCAGCAGTTGCTGATGCAGGAGCGGTCAGACCACCAAAGGTAGTTACA